TTAACAAACCCCAGCGAGTTGAGAATAAAAGAACAGAAGAGACAAAAAAAAAAACCCCCACAACCGCAGAAGACGGCACGGTGGAATACGCCGAAGGCACAAGCGCTGAGTCCATTGATATGGATAAGAAAGTCCGCGCTTATATGAAAGAACACAATGTGGGCTACACAACCGCATTTAACGCAATCACTCAATAAGGAGCAAATGCATGACTGATTTATCAAAACAACGCGTAGTTGACCCGGTATTAACGGCGCTCGCACAAGGTTATTACAACGGCAACATGATTTCTGAAGTGTTGTTCCCTATCGCTGAAACTCAAAAAGAAGGTGGCAAAATTCCTACATTCGGTCGCTTAGCGTTCCGTTTGCAAACCACAAAACGTGAGCTTCGTGCTGCATCAAATCGTTTAACGCCGGAAGATATTGGTTCATTGACCGTTGTTTTAGAAGAAAACGACATCGAATATCCAATCGACATCCGCGAAGTGAATGAAACCGAAGGTGTTTATCCATTACGCCAATACGCAACCGGCGTGACACAAGATGTCATCGCACTCGGTCGTGAAAAAGCTTGTGCGGACTTAGCTTTAAATGAAGCAAATTACGAAACCACAAACAAAGTGACCTTAAGCGGCACGTCTCAATTTACCGACCCTAATTCAGACCCTATTGGTGTGATTAAAACCGGTATTCGTGCAATTAAACGCACCACAGGCCGTAAACCAAACGTTTGTGCGATTTCTGGCGATGTATGGGAAGTGTTAAGCGAACACCCGAAAGTATTAGAAAAAATCAAATACGTGGCGACTGCCGTATTAACCCCGGAAGACTTTGCAAAATTAATCAAAGTAGATCGTGTTGTTGTGGGTGAAGCTGTGCATGAACAAGCCGGTGAATTAAAAGATATTTGGTCGAAAGCGATTGTGTTGGCTTATGTTGCGCCGGCATCAAAAGAGCAGAAACAAAATATCTATGAACCATCATTTGGTTATACCGTGCGCCGCAAAAACGGCTTATATGTAGATACTTACACCGAAGTGGGTGGCAAAGTTGAAATCGTTCGCACGACCGATATCAATAAACCATACATCGTGGGTAAATCTGCGGGTTACTTAATCAAAGGTTGTATTTAACCCCAATTTGAACCGCATTTAAACGCGATTTAAGTGCGGTTTAATTTCAACTTATTTTAAGGGTGAATTATGTCAGATAAACAAAAAACAGCATTTTTAGTCGCAGCAGCGATGGCAATTTTACATAACGGCAAGCGATATGAGCAAAACGATGTCATTGAGCTTACCGAAGAAGAAGCCGACAAGCTCTCGATTTACATTACGCCGGCTGAAACTAACGGCGAGCAACGCGCGCAATCTGAACAAACTGCAAGCGATGAATTAACCGCAGCTGAACAGGTTGAAAGCGATGCAGAAGAAGCGGCTGCAGAAGAGCCTGGCGAAGAAGCGGCTGCTGAAACGGCTACGGAAGAGCCAGGCGAAGAAGCTGGCGAAACCACAAAATCAAGCAAAGGTAAAAACAAGTAATGTATATCACGGCACAAGATTTAGAAGATGTAATGAGCGAAAGTACGCTAATCGCCCTATCAAATGATACATCACGCGCAACTACCGCAAATCAGATGACATTGGATAAGGCTTGCGAATACGCCACGGAAACCGTGGACGGCTATTTGCGCTCGCGTTACGTCTTGCCATTAAATCAAGTGCCGACCTTGGTACGCAATATTTGTTTGCAAATCGCACGTCATTGGTTGTATTCCCGCCGTCCTGACGGTAAAGGGTTCCCGGACAATGTTCGCGAAACTCACGCACAAGCCTTGAAAGACCTGGAACGGATTCAAAACGGCAAACTGCATCTTGGCCTAACAGAAATCGGGAGCGCGACCGATGATAACTGCCCAACCGCGCTGAAATTCAACACGCGCGCGCCACAGAAGCTCGATTTAACAGGATATTAATATGAGTGCAACGCTGCCGATTTTAGAAAGCATACAGCAACGGATAGCCGATAAAACGGACAAGTTCAGCATTGAGTTATTTCCTGACGATTTGGAACACTACAATCTCACAGACGAATTCGGTGCTGTTTTGGTGCAATACGCCGGGTCGAAGTTTGAAAGCATCGACAGCGTGGATGTTATCCAGCAACGCCGAGTTGTGATGGTCGCGCTTACTGTGATTGCTCGAAGTCAGCATGACGACCACGGTGCAATCGAAATGTTAGACCAGCTCCGCTTGGCAATAGTTGGGTTTAAACCAACTAACTGCACAGCGTGTAGTTTAGTGAGTGAAGAGTTTGGCGGCGAGTCAGACGGCCTTTGGCAGTATCAGCTTTTAGTGCAGACCGAAACATGGCAAGTAGAGCTTTGCGAACCAAGCAATTTACCTAAATTTACCACCGCACGCTATCGCCGTGCGGATAAACCTAATCCCAAACAACCATAGGAGAAAATTATGGCATTCCATCACGGGACGAAAACAATTCGCGTAGCAGGTGGTTCTGTTGCGGTGGAAACTGTCGACGGTGCAATTATTGGTATCGTTGGTACAGCACCTATCGGCGCGGTGAATGAATTGACTGTGTGTCAAACGACTAAAGATTTTTCAAAATTTGGCGTAATCTTAGGCAAGGGCTTTACGCTTCCTGACGCATTTGATGTTTTATCGCGCTATTCAGCGGGTAAAGTGTATGTGGTCAATGTTTTAGACCCAGCAAAACACAAAACAAGCGTTACCGATGAAGTATTAACGCAAGACGATAACACCTTGCGCGCTAAAACCGAGCATCCTGGTCTTTTAAATTTAACCTTAACCGCAGATCGTACTTTAACCGAAGGCAGCGATTATGCAGTGGATTTGCAAACGGGTGAAATTACTCTAAAAGCAAAACACGAAACCTTAAAAGCGACCTATGAATACGCCGACCCAACAAAAGTGACGGAAGACGACATCAAAGGTGGCATTGATTCGGTAAGTGGTAAACGCAAAGGCTTTGAGTTATTGCGTGATGGCTTCAACCTTTACGGCGCGGACGCAAAAATTCTGATCTGCCCTGAGTTTGATAAAACAGCAAGCTGTGCGGAGGCTTTAACCACGCTCGCAGAACAGTTGAAAGCAGTGGCTTATGTGCAATTACCAAAAGGCACAAGTCTTTCTGATGCAATCAAAGGCCGAGGCCCATTGGGAACAATCAACGCGTCTGCAAGCACAGAGCGTGCGCGCCACTTCTTTCCTTATGCTATCGGCTCAAGCAATACGTTGGAAAGCCTTGCGGTGCATGCGGCTGGCTTGCGAATGAAAACCGATACCGAAAACGGGTACTGGTTCTCGACATCAAACCGCCCATTACAAGGGGTGATTGGCATGGAGATTCCGCTTACTGCGCGCGTTGATGATGAACAATCAGAGACCAACCAGTTAAATGCGGTAGGCATTACAACCATTTTCAACAGCTTCGGGACGGGCTTCCGATTGTGGGGTAACCGCTCAAGTAATTACCCGACCGTGACCCACATTATCAATTTTGAAACGGCATTGCGCACCGGTGACTTAATCGACGAAAGCATTCGACGTACTGAGTTGCAATATGTTGACCGTCCAATTGATGACGCATTGATTGATAGTCTGACCGAAACCGTGGACACCTATTTGCGTGCATTACCGTCTATCGTGGGTTATAGCGTCAGCCTTGACCATGATTACGACTTGGTGGATGAATTCAGCAAAGGTCACGTGCCGTTAGTTTATGACTACACCCCTAAACTTCCAGCGGAATTGATTTCGAACAAGTCCGTCATGACCCGTAAATACTTAGTGAATTTAGTTTCACAACGCTAAGGAGTAAAAACCGATGAGTATTTCTATTAATCAAATCGTCAACGGCAACGTGTACATTAACGGTAACAGTCAAATGGGGCGTGCAAATGAAGTGAAAATCCCGGACATTGAGTTTGAAAAGGTTTCCCACAAAGGCTTAGGGCTGCATGGTGAGATTAAACTGCCGGCCGGCACTAACGCTATCGAAGCAGAAATCACCTGGGATAGCTTTTACCCGGAAGTGCGCGCGTTGTTGTTGAACCCTTATAAAAATTCACAGCTAATGATCCGCTCAAACCTCCAGGTGTTTGATTCACGCGGGTTGGCTGCTGAAGAGCCGATGGTGACCATTATGAATGTGTCAGCCAGCAAAATTGGTGGTACGGCGCAGAAAAATAAAGAGAATTCAGAGTTCGGTGATACGGTAGATGTTTATTCAATCAAACAGACCGTAGCCGGCAAAGAGATCTTATTTATTGACGTGCTTGCAAATATCTACCGTGTAAACGGCCAAGATGTGTTGCAAAAATACCGCACTAATATCGGTCAATAAAGGGGTGAAAACCTTTAAATCTATTTAAAATCATTCAACCGGTCAAAGTTGTATTCTCCTTTGTGAAGTTAAACAAATCTACTCACAAAGGAGTTTTTTTATGTCTGAAACCATTCTTAAATTAGAGTTTCCATTCCCTGACGGGCAAGGAAATACCATCACCGAGTTAAAAATTCGCCGTCCGAAAGTGCGCGATATTCGCAAAATGACAGGTAAAACCGAAACCGAAATGGCGGTGAGTTTGCTTGCAATCGTCACAGGCTTAGTGCCTGAAGATATTGACGAGCTTGATATTGCCGACTTCCAGGCTGCATCAAAAATTGTTGAGAAAATGCAAAAGGGAAAGTAGTCGCGGAAAGCCTTAATGCAGCCCTGGCCGACTTGGCCTTTTGGTTTGGATTCCAGCCAAGCGAGCTGGAAGAGATGGCGCTTGATGAAGTGGAGCGTTGGATTATTCAAGCGGAGCGGCAGATAAAAGCAAGGTACACAAAATCCGCTATTTAAGCGGCTTTTTGTTTAGTGTTTAAGTAGGGTTTGAAGCGTGGTGAATAAGCCAAAAAGCGAGATGATAATAACTCTACACGAAAACATCACCAGGAAGCCGACCAATATCCACGGTAGTGCAAATAAAAAAGCAGATACGCAAACGGAAATCCATGAGAGCGAGTTACTTTCTGAATAAAAAACTAAAAAATGATAAAGGCTGGCGAGATAACTTAAAACAAGTGCAAGCAATAAAACAGCCTGTGTTTTTTCCACCCATTTTTCTCTTGTCATTTCTTCCTCCTTATTAATTAAACGGGACTATAAAACATGTCAAACAATCTAGCAATAGGATTAGTCATTACAGCCGGCGTGACAGGTGCGGTTAAGGGCATCCGTTCTGTTTGCAATAGTTTTAAAATATTGCAAGACCAAAGCCTTAGTACGTCTAAAAAAATGGGCGCATTGGCTAAAACTGGAGTAGCCGGGTTTACAGCACTGGCGTCATCCGTTACCGCCACTATGGGGACTATTCGCGGTCTAGCCGACCCCGCAATTAAATTTGAAAGCGCAATGGCCGATGTTAAAAAGGTCGTAAACTTTGACACCCCAGCTCAATTCAAAGAAATGGGCGACGATATTCTAAAACTCACCCGCACAATCCCAATGGCCGGGGAAGAAATTGCCGCTATCGTTGCGGCTGGCGGTCAATCCGGCGTGGCGCGGGAAAATCTACTCGGATACGCTAAGGACGCAGCAACAATGGGGGTGGCGTTTGATATGGCAGCCGGTGATGCGGGTGAGGCAATGGCAACCATGGCTAACGTGCTTGGCAAGCCAATCACAGAGATGGCGCAATTTGGTGATGTGATTAACCACCTATCCGATAATGCCAACTCGAAAGCGAAAGATATTGTAAATGTCATCACACGGGTCGGCTCTGATACAAGAATGCTTGGGCTTACCGAAAAGCAATCAGCCGCTCTAGGATCTACCTTCCTTTCGATGGGTAAGGCTCCTGAGCTTGCTGCTCAAGCGGTGAAAGGCATGTCATCATCATTTTTACAACTTAAAGCCGGCGAACATGCGAAAGAGTTAAAACAGCTAGGATTTACGACAAAAAGCTTCGCCGCTGCGATGAATAAAGATGCACAAGGTGCGATTTCTTCTTTCATTGAAAAAGTGAAACAGATGCCGAAAGATAAGCAGTATCCGCTTCTTGCCAAGATATTCGGTAAACAATATGCCGATGATGTGTTGTTGCTCGCGCAAAACACCGGGGAATATAACCGCCAGTTAGGGTTATTGCAAGAAACCGATGAGCAAGGGAATTTAAAATATATCGGATCAATGCAACGCGAGTTTGAAAACCGGAGTAATACAGCAGAAAACAAGCTCACCAAGCTAAAAAACAGTATTTCGGAATTGGCCTCCAAAATTGGAGAAGCATTTTTGCCGGTGATTTCTTCATTTGTTGAAAATATCACACCAGTCATTTATAGCATCACAAAATGGGTGGAAACTAACCCGCAAATTATGGACTGGGTCTTGACGATTGGTGGCGGTGTTGCGGCTGTTGTGGGCGGTTTATTAACGCTTCACTCAGCGTTTTCTTTTGTGGCAGCTGGATTATTGCCGTTTATTAAAGCGGGGAAATTCCTGGGGGGATTATTAGGGAACGTTTTATTTTCCGCAATCAGCAAACTGTCACTTGGGATTGGCTATTTAATGGGCTACGTGATAAAAGGCGCAATGATGTTTGGAAAAGCGATCTTGATGATGAGCCGTGCATTGCTTACCAATCCAATCGGGCTAATCATTACGGGGATTGCGGTTGCAGCGTATTTGATTTATGAGAATTGGGCTAAAGTTGGGCCATGGTTCTCTGAATTATGGGGCAAGGTTTCCGGGGTGTTTTCTAACGCCTGGAGCGGTATCACAAATTTCTGCTCAACCGCCTGGACAAATATCAGCAATTTCTTCACATCCGGCATCGGAAATATCACATCGGCCATTCTAAGCTGGTCGCCTTTGGCTTTATTCCAACAGGTCTTTTCTTCAGTACTTTCCTGGTTTGGCATTGATGTGCCATCGAAATTTATGGATTTTGGCCGAAATATGATAGACGGACTAGTGAACGGTATTAAAAACGCCTGGGAAGAAGCGAAAAAGATTGTTTCTGATTTAGGTGACGGCATTAAGGGGTGGTTTGCTGATAAGCTGGGTATTCATTCGCCAAGCCGGGTTTTTAAAGGTTATGGCGTGAATGTTGTGGAGGGGCTAGCGATTGGGATGGATAAATCAACATCCATCGCAGAAGCGGCGTCAGATAACCTTGCGGGGGCTGTGGGGTTAAATGGTGTGACCCATAACACAGGCGTTCTTGCCAATTATCAGCCACTCAATCGTGCGGACGTCATGCCACAAGCCGCTGGGGCTGCCAATAGTGTGGTGGTGAATTTTAACCCGACAATCAATGTCAATGGCGGTTCAAATGGTGACGGAAACGGCGTTTTAAACCAGGTTCAACAAGGCTTAAAGATGAGTTTAAGTGAGTTCGAAATAATGTTGAAGCGCGTGTTAGACCAACAACAACGGAGAGCATATTAATGTACTTTATGTTAGGAAGCGTGGCATTTGAGCCTGTTGATTTAACTGACTTCAACGAAACCCATGCAGCAGATTTCGCAGAGCATGCGGTCTTAAAAGGAAAACCCCGCTTGCAAGCTATGGGCGAGAAGCTCACAGAGCTTAATTTTGCTATTCGCTTACATCATACGCTTGGCGGTGTTGAGCGCCGCTACCAGGAATTGTTAGGGGCAAAATCAAAACAAGATGCGCTGCCATTGATTATTGGCCGCGGTAAGTATAAGGGCAATTTTGTGATCACCGATATATCATCGGTCACCTTGTTTACAGATAAGTTCGGGAACGCCCTATGCCGCGAGATGAATATTAGCTTGCGGGAATTTGTAGGCGATATTGAAGATAACCCTTTAGGCGCAGCATTAAATATTGGTGGAGGCTCTTTACTTGGGTCTATGCTGCCGCCAGCATTTATGGCTGGTTTTAACGGAGTAAAAGGGATGCTCGAAAAAGGCATTGCGGTTTATAAAAAAGCTATGGTTGTGGTAAATGACGTCAGAGAAACCGTGCAGACAGTTAGACAGCTAGCCAATGATCCTCTGGCTGCTATATCTTACTTGCCTGGGGTATTAGGTAATCTAGATGCGGCTTTAGGTGGATTTGGGGAAGTGTCAGGTCTAAGTAAAGCATTTGAAGGTGTTCGATTTGGATTGTCTGCGCTCGGGGATATGAGTGAAGAAGTACAGGGTTTTGCCAATGACGTGTCGGCTATGATGAACGAAATTAAAACCATGAGAAATGAGTTCAGCGAAATGAATGAAGGTTCAGATTGGAGCGTTTTTGGCACAAAAGCAGATAGCCATTTTGATGTTTATGATGATCTCAGTGTTCAAGCTGACGAACGGGCGGCTAGAATGACCGCCTGGATAGTATTGCGAAAAGATGAGGACGTAATTGATGACCCAACAAACCGTACTTAAACATACCGTAAAACAAGGCGAGCGTTGGGACAACCTTGCCTATTACTATTATGGCAATGCTTTGGACTTTGAACGCATTATTAATGCCAATCCGCATATAGGATTATGCGAAGTGCTGCCAACAGGGGCAACGGTTTATATTCCGGTGCTAAATATTAAGCCTACAAATAATGAATCAATGCCGCCATGGTTGAGAGGTAATAATGAATAGTAACGTGCCAACCCCTGACTTTTCCATTTTATACGAAAAAACCAATATTACCGCTGACATTGAACCCCACTTAATTGAGCTGGCGTACACCGATAATCTTGAGGGCGAGTCAGACGAGCTGACGCTAACGTTTGAGGATATTAGCGGAAAATGGGTGCGGCAGTGGTATCCAACGCAAGGGGATAAATTAAAGGCGGCTATTGGTTACAAAGGGGCACTGCTGGCCGATATTGGGGCGTTTGAAATTGACGAGGTGGAATATAACTACCGGCCTTCATATATTCAAATCAAAGCGTTGAGTACAGGTGTTGGAAAGGCAAATCGCACGTTAAAGCCTAAAGCCTATGAAAACACAACACTCAAGCAAATAGTGGGCATTATTGCAGAAAAATTAAAGTTAAAAGTAGTCGGGACAATTAAGCCCATTCCAGTTAAGCGCGTAACGCAATATCAAGAGCGTGATGTGGAGTTTTTGGCAAGATTGGCAAGAGAATATCATCACAGCTTTAAGATAGTGGGTGATCAGCTTGTGTTCACGGATAAAGACGAGCTAGGCAAAGAAGAAGTCGTGGCGGCGCTTGAAGAGCGAGATACAATATCGATTACCTTGCGCGATAGAATCAAGGATACGGCCAAGGAAGTTGATGTGAGTGGATATGATGCTGCCGGGAAAAAAGTCATCAAGAAGCGTAAAACCGCAAAGCCGCTGCGCGAAAAGATGAAACAAGCCCAGGCTGCAAGCGGGGACACGTTGAAGATTGTTACCCGTGGGGAAACCCAGGAGCAGATTGATGCACGAGCCGATGCGGCGCTGGCAGAGCAAAATGAAGACCAAAGTGCAGGCGATATTACGCTCATTGGCAACCCGAAACTGGTGGCTGGTTCCACTATTCTGCTCAAAAATTTAGGTGTGTTTTCAGGTAAATACTTAATCAAGCAATCAC